CATAGAAAGCATTTCTAATTGCATTACGTCTTTGCTCTTCCATGTTTAATCCTAGTGGTGAGTTCGCACCAATGTTTAAAGGTTCAATTCTATCTCTTGTACCTGCTCTGTAAAAATTCAAACCACCTGGTACAGTTCTTACTGGTAAAATAAATCCATCATCAGGAACTAATAGAGGTGGGTCTACTTGTTTCTGTGCAGCCTTGATAGTTGTTTTAGACATTTCATTTAACATCTTCACATCAGGCAATGCTGTCATTGCTGGTGATCTTCCATAGATTTCATGTGAAGCCTTAAGGTATCTTGGAACAACAAAAGGAAACTCTCTAAATCCTGATACTGATAATTCATCACCACTACCATATTCCATGTATACAGATTCAAATGGCATATTAGAACTATCTTGTTTTGTTATATCAAAATCTGATCTTGGATAAACTGCGTGTACAATATCAATTTCTTCGTATGGATCTTTGTTGGCTACTGTTGTTACTTTAGTAGAAACTTTATTTCCAAATCTTTGTATAGCTGCTCTCGCACTAATTTTAAATCTTCTGTAAACTGTATCTATTCTGCCTTTACTATCTTCAGCAATATAAATCTCATTGATATGTCTTGTAGAAAATTTTAATAAATCATCATCATCTTCTTCAATAAACATGGCAGCCGTACCAAAGGTAATCAGGTCATGATACAATTCAAATATTTCTTGTTGAAAGTTAGAACGATTAAATGCTGTATACATAACATCGGTTGCAGACTCTAACCATTCTTTTGCTTCATCTTGATCATCCATTTCTGAATTTTTAAAACGTAAAGAAAACCAAGGTGTAGAAGGATTGGTTAGCATACCATGTAATGATGCTGATAATAATTCTACCGCTTGTAAAGGTGATGAATCAAAAATACGTTCTGTTCTTTTGTCACCTCTTGATCTTGTTTTAGTCACATCTGCTTTTCTTGGCATCATAAAGTCTGCCACTTCTTGCCAGTGTGTTTCCCAATTTTGTCTTTGAGATGTTAATCTGTCAAATCGTTTTAATAATTTTTTTGTTAAATCTGTTTTTGCCATTACTGTCCTAATAAACTTCTTCTTCCTAATGTTATTGTTTGTTCTTCAACACCCATAGGTCCTGTCATAATTGTTGCCGATCTACCTCTTCGCTTTGTTCTTCTGCTATCGTAACCATCCATGCTAGTTGCTGTTGCTTGAGAAACTTCTGCTTGAGTTGGTGCAGGTGCAGGTGCAGGAGGTGGACTTGGTCTTCTAGGTCTTAAAGGTTTTGGTACTGCTCCTCCCATTAGTATCCTCCTAGTAAAGTTTTCTTTTCTGTTTCAGCTTCTTCTTGAATACCAAGTGGACTTGTTAAAATTGTAGACCTTCGACCTTTTCTTCTTCGTTCCGCATCTCTTTGTTCTTTTGCTAGTCTATCTTTTTCTTCTTGTGATAGTTCTGTGCTTGGAGCTGGTGGTAAAGGTTGCACTGGTGGCAACGCTGGCATTTTAGGTGAAAAAAGTGATCCCATAATTATATTATCCTATATTCATTTTCTGCTACACTTTGTGGTGCTGTTTGTCTAGTGTCTAATTCTTGTAAACCTACAGCTAAATATCTCATCGCATCACACGCATGAGACGACCAGTCGTGTACAGGCTTTGATCGGAACATACGATTTTTATCAATATATTTCCGATGATAATGTCTTAACGCATCTATTAGCTTTTTGCAATGGTCTGTATCAATCCAACAACGAGGTAAGGTCATTGTCGTTGCGTGAATACCATCTTCTAATGGAATTTTAGGAACAACTTTAAATCTTACTCCTAGCTGGTAAGCCACCTCTCTTCTTGTTTTACCATTGCTAAATTCTGTAACTTCTATATCATGCGGTGCGAAATGATCTTTATAGATATAATCTTTATCCTTAATGATCTGCACATAGTGGGGTAATCCCTGACCTCTTTCTTCATGATAATCAATAATATTAATGCTTCTGCCTAGCTGCTGGAAAAATATAATAGAACTATGATCCGCCACCCCTAAGTCCCAACTAGTAGAAACTGGCAAGGCAGGATCGTAAGGTACTCTTGTTAATTGTTTTCCATCTTCCATCTTTGCCAAGACATCTGCATAGATAGCTCCTTCAATATTAGCAATCCAATCACATTCAAACTCTTGTAGGTACTTCTTTTCACCCATAACTTCTTTTGCTTTGACTAGCTCTTCGTTATCTACAATCTTAGTTTCACTTGCTTTTGCTTTATAGTTAAACCAATCTTCTGCTCCTTGTGCGTGTTGATAGAGTTCATAGAAGTTATTGTTCATTCCTTGAGGTGTACCAATAAAGACACAGTAACCTTTACGATCTGATAATGCAGGTCTAATAATTTCTGGGAAAAGTTTATCGGTTACATTTGCGTATTCATCAATGACACATCCATCCAGGTATATACCCCTTAAGCCATCTGAATTTTCCGATCCTAGTAAAGTAATTCTAGCACCATTAGGTAAATCTACTCTTAGTTCTGTTTCGTTAAATTTGATATAAGGGATCTTATCTGTAAACTGTTTCATATAATCCCAAGCAATACTCTTCGCTTGTTTAAAAGTGGGTGCAATATAAGCGAACCTGGGGTTCTTCTTTTTGGAAAGTAAAGCAGACCTGATTAAATGATTAATCATACATACTGTTTTGCCAAACCTACGATGGCACACCAATACTGACCATCTATGACTATCTATTTGTTTGTGTAGATAACTCTGGTGCTTTCTTGGGGTATAGGGTATTTTAATATCCATATTTAGTGGATCATCTTACTTTGGCTACCATCATCTAGTAAGACCTCAAATCCTAATCTTGACATAATGTAGCTAGTAAATAGCTCAGATGATGCCTTATTTGGAAAGCCTATAAATCTAATAACTACATGATTTGTTTTTTTATCAATGTAGCAAATAGAATCTAGTTCTTCAGATCCAAAGTAATCCATTATGTTATTATTAAAATAATAATAATAGCTAAAACACCAAGCACAACTTTTTTATGATCTCTCCAGTAGTGCTGCATTTCGTGTATAATTGTATTTATATCCATACTTATCTTTAAATTAAAAAAAAAGGATTAGCAAGATACAGATAGGCGACTGTGTCTAAGGGTGTCCTGAAGTCCCATGTATATATACGTATAGTTTGGCGACCAAATTTTGGGGTATAGGGGGTATCTTGCTTTCAAAAATAGAGGGTTTAGCTTTCAATATTACTAACGATAACTTATGATTATCAATACTATTCCGATAACGATCAATTATAGGAAGATAATATAGGTCAGTAATGCTGACCCGTTTGTTATAACGTGAGAAAAGCAGCCGTTGCTGTTTATATTAGAATAGGAACTTTTCAACTACTTCCAGGAATATCTCCAGGAATATTACACATAAAAAAAAACCCTCAATAAAATTAATTATCAAGGGTTTAATTCTTTTAATTGTTTTAATCTATTGTGAATATTCAAGACCAAAGCTTTTTAAATTCCAAGCATCAGTTTTTTTAATCCATTCATAAGTTACATAATCATAATCTTTAAGCATTTTATCAAAATCCATATCTTTATATTTATTTAAAGACATTACATAATCTTGACAATCACTACTTAAATCACTCCATAACTCTTTAAATACATCCGACACATCAACCAATCTTTTTTCAGTTGTAACTTTGCCATTCCATATATTTAAATCGTGGCATTTAACATAAGTATTCATTTTATTTACCCTTTCATTAGTTAATTAATATATACATAACATATATATTATATATGTCAATCACTCTTTTTAACTTTAATAAACTTTAATAATTTATGTTTCTTCTTATTGATATATGAGATCTTAACAGTTTCATTGGGTTTAAACTTACTTGATAATTTTTTTAATAATTTTTTAAAGCTATTAGCTGCAATGGTTTCATTGTCATTAATTAAATAAGAGTATCTCATACTGTTGCAAATATATCACATTTCCAGAAACTGTTGCAATAATATCACACCAATAAATTAATCAAATTAATTATTTTTATGGGTTGACTTCTATATTTAATTTCATTAATCATATACGTAATGGAGTTAAATAAAACAAACAAACAAAAGAAAGGGGTAAAGTATGAAAGCATATAAAACAACAATTCACACTGATGGCGATACTGTCAATGTGGTTCACCATTCAACTAAAATTATTGAGCATAATTTAGTTAATAAAACTATTAAACTTAATAATGATGGTTGGTTTTCTAAAACTACCAAAGATAGAATGAATGCTTACTTTAATGAAAGCAATTTATCAGCTTTTGGAATATTTCAGAAAAAGGGTAATTGGTTCGTTTTAACACCTAATAACGATCATAAGAATGCAATACCTTATGAAAATAATATGATCTTAGAGGTTGCTTAATTTAACTATTGATATGTATATACTTTGTATATACTATCATCAAAACAGAAAGGGAAAAAATGAAAATAAAAGATTTTAAAACAGCAAAAGACTTATTCGCTAAAACTTATAATAGAAAAATTTATGATTTCATGGATTTTGGTGAAATAAGCCGTATGAAAAAAGTAACACAAGTAAGACAAACACAACAAAAAGAAAGGAACAAAAAATGATTGTTGACCACATACTATTCACACCCATTTTGGGTTTAATAGTTTTGACAATAATGTTTTTGTTTTTAGATTAACAATAACAATGAAAGGGAAAAAAGATGAATAATAAAAGATATAAACTATCAGTAGGACATAACGAAACGCATCAATTACATTGTGTTATAAATGAAAATGCTTACAAAAATGAAGATGAAATTATTGCAGAATTTTCAGATTATAATATGTGCAATAAATTTATAGATAATTTTTTTATACCTATTCAAAATAAAAAAGGTGAATACAAATATAGTATTTATAAAAAATAACAAAGAAAGGAGAAAAAAGTATGCTAACAATTAATCTACTAATCATTTTAGGGGGAGCAATTCTTTTTGGGTTGTTTCTCTTAATGGTTAAGAAGCTAGATCAAAGAGAGGATTTTGATACAAGATATAGAAAACAAGAACAATGGAGAAAGGGGAAATAAATATATGACAAAGAAAAAAATAATGTTATTTGCTCAGTTAGTCAGCGAAATTGACATATCTAAATACAAGCAAAAAGAATATGTTAATATTGTTAAAGCTATTTACTGGGAAATCTTTGGGAAAAAAGTATGAAACTAGAAAAAAAAATAGATTTAGAGTGGTTAAAGAAGCAAACTATTTTAAATATAATAAGTGCTAGAGGTGTTATTTTTACTTATTATAAAAATAAACAACAACAAGAAAGGGGAAGTTATGAGCAAAAAAAAACAATACAAACCAGATGACAGAATATGTATTTTTTATGTAGCAGATCGTATTCACGATTTACAAAACATTAAAGATCATAAAAAATTACAGAAAGCTATTACAGAATTTAAAGATGAATTATTACACAATATAGCTATTGATGTAATGATTAAAAGATCAGTTTATTAATCTTTATTAATTGTGGGTGCTGATACATCTTCGGCACTCACATCAATCAATTCCGAATGATTATCCGACCAACTAATCTTAATAGATTGGTCAACATTTTGTTTAGTAGGTTTGTTATCAGAATAAATGTCAGTTAATTTGGAAGCCAACCATTGTACCCATTTAGACTTTTCTCTTATCCATAAAATCTGATTAGGATTTTCAACTTCCTGCAAACTAAAGACTTGCATCAACTTATCAATAAGCGTTTGAATACCTAGCTTTCTAGCTTCGGTTATTCTTTGTTCAAGTTCTGGATTTTTTTTTAAGTACGCATAAAACTTCATCAAGCTGAATGGATACTGATTTTTGTTCTCGTTGAGGATCTCTTGCAAAGATACTCCGTTGACGAGTTGCTCTTCTATGGTATTCAGATTTTGCTCCGTCAACAAGGGTAGGTTTGATTTTGTTTTCGTAATAGTTTTTGAGCTGCTCATGGGTATAATTTTTAAATTGTTTAAGTGTACTTAATTGTCTAATCCTCGTTTCATCAGTATAATTTTGTTTTTTAAATCCCTTAACATTTTGATACCCATGATACTTACAGTAAAAAGTACCATTTGCCAACTGATAACCTTTCATTCCGCAGGGTATGAGCTTTCCTATTCTTCTTCCAGCTCTCGTAAAGCCTTGGCAAAAGACCTTGCGCATTGGACGACCGACCATTATTTATTTTCCCAGGGTTTAATGTTATTTCTAATATTAAACTCTTTCTTGGCTTTGTATCTAGGGTTTTTTTCCTTGGTTATTTTCTTTAAAGAATTGACAATAATTTGAGGGTCAACCAGCTTACCTTTGCCTTCAGAATTTTTTTCTTCAAGAGCTAATCTACAATAGTAAATGTTATCTTTTAATTCTATTGCTTTAAGAAGTTCAGGGGTGGGTAGAGTTTTTAACTTCTTAATACTGTCCTCTTTAGAACCATTACAATCTAGAATAATATTAGTAATCTTACTATTCTTATTATCCTTTCTATTAATGTATAATGCTTCTTCTAATGTAGTCGTAAAACGGCTATCTGGTGTAGTTTTAACGGCTATCTCAGAATCATATAACTTCTCAGCTTTTAAGAATACCTCGTTCACAACATAAGTTTTACCAGAACGACCTCGTATTGCCTTGACAATATTAAGTTTGTTTAAAGTTTGCAAACAAGATTTAACAGTAGTTCGGCACAACCCTGTATCCTTTGCTAATGTGGAGTGCCTTAATCCTGCCTTATATCCATTCTTTTTCCAAGCATATTTCATAACAGCTAGAAAAACATTAAGACAATGAGATTTTTGCTCCCCATCTATAATATCCAAATGATGATATATTTTATAAGTGATATGTAAAAAACCTCTAGTCTTTAGCATAAGAGCATACCTTTTGATGATTAGATTGTAGGTCTAGCAAAATAGAGACCCAGCTCTCCTCAGACATAGGGTTTAATGGAGTTCTAACGGGGTATTTTTGAGCAACACGAAAGGTTAGGCTATCAGCACCTACCTTTTTATAATACACCAAAAAAACAGGCACATTTAGAGCTTTCCCAATATATTCTACAATGGTGGTGTATTTCTTTTTATCAGATCCCGTATCGTAAAGATGCTCAATGACAGCAAGAGGTTTCCAACAGCCTTTATTTTGACATATTTCAACAGCATCAATATCAATCATGGCAATGCCATCATATTTCCTATGCCATTTAGAATATAAATCTTTATCAAAATATTTTGCGTCTCGCATTAAAGATGAATGTTATTTAGTTCTAACGATTTATCTTTACCATAATAATTAGCTTCCCCCTCACGATCTAGTTTTTCCCAAGCCTTAATAATTCTGTGAACCTTGTCGGGGAAAATTTTGTAATCAGGGAAATCTCTATTCTTCCACTTAATTAAAATTTCCATTGGCTCTTGGTCAAATAAACTAATGTCCCATTTCCTATCTTTACAAATAGCAAAAAGCTGTTCGGCAAAAATTCGGTTATAACATTTCTCTACCTTTTGATACTGCTGAAATGTTGTCCGATTAATCTTAGCCATATTCTCTTGGCTATGGTTGTGCCATATCCTATGTAGAATAAGTACCTTGGCTATATTCTTATTCGTGGAATAATTATTCCAATTCTTTCTTCCTGATCTCATTTTGTTTCCTTTCCTTTAGTTGTTTTTCTGTGTACCTGTCAATCTCAATGATTGTCTTAAGAGTATCAATCTCTTTGGCTTGAGTTTCAATAATCCTTTCTAGGTCGTGTGTCCCTCTTTTTGTCTCAGCTTTTAAAACTTTCATTTCGGCTTTAAGTTTCTTCAGCTTGTCATGTAATTGACTTTCTTCAAACATTCCTGCGTGGGTCATTCTTTTTCCTTAACTTTTTTAAGGTTATCGTATAGATGTTCTTTGATACCTTTCTTAGTATTTATAATGGTAAGCATATCTGCACCACTATAGGCTTTGGAGTAAGCATTTTGACTAATAGCAATACTTGACCCACTCATAAGCATTGCAAATTCTGTACAGCTAGTACATAAACTCAAAATAACACACACCAAAAATAGTTTTTTAAAAACTTGCATCTCTTAACCTACTTATCATTTCATTAATTTGATTAGCTAATTTTTTATTATCTTCCTTTACTTCATTCAATTCTTTTTTTAATGCTCTAACTTCGGGACTGTTAATTCCAACTGCTTTAACAAGAGAAGTTTCTAACTCAGCTTCTTGTACTCTTTTAGTTAATACTTCAATTTGTTTTGTTAAATCTGTCATTTTAAAACCTCTATCTTTTTAATAACACCTAAAGGAAAACAAGTAAGACCCCCAACAGCTAAACCATTTTCATCTTTAGAAAAAGAGCTAAACAACCATAACTTATCTTTAGTTTTTTTATAAATATAACCTACATCAGAACAAGTGGCGATGTCATGATTAAGAATATCATCCTCGCTAGTCCAGGCTTCGTCAGAGCTGCAAATATCCCACCACACAATTTTGACTCTTTTATATTTAAACTTTGCTTTCATTCCACCAACTTTTATAAAGGTCCTCAATTTTAACTTTACCTTTGGTAACTTCTAATATCTTCTTTACCATTGTTGGGTTAGGAAATCTTTTTATCTTAGAAGTTAAGCACCATCGTTGAACAGATGTGCCTGGATTTTGTACCCCTTTAATACCTAGTTCTTGACCTAAAATATAATAGGAGAGTTTTTTTTCTTTACGATATTCTTCGAGTGTCATTTAATTCCTTTCATTGTTTATCTAATTCGTATCTATATATTAGATATTATTTAGTTTGACAAGCAAAAAATAAAGCATTATAAATGTGGAAAACGAAAGGGAAATATGCAATTAAAAAACTTAATTATATCTAAATTAAATAATGGTCAAGGAAACGACCACCTAAGTCCGAGTCAACTGACCACCAAACCTATCGCATGGTGGATGATAAAATATTTAGTATCTTCACAAGACGATAGAAGAAAATCTTTAGCAAACTATAAAATGCACTATGGAAATTTAGTCGGCAACACAAGTCAGCACTTAATTTGTAAATATATTTTTAAAGGTGCAGAACGACAAGAAATAAAAGATAGAATTTATGAAACTATTTATGATTATGAGTTAAAGCAAATCAATAAGAATAAACCAAGAGATGAAAAAGATGAGGATTGTAGAACACATATGCTACAGTATTCTCATCAAACCATTAAACAAATTTTAAAAGCAGTTAAAAAAATTTTTGGTAAAGATAGTGTTCAAGGAGAACGATATGTTCACGACCAACCTGATAATTTATTTTTACCCATCATAGGTCGTATAGATTTTGAATCAGCTAATAAAATAGCAGAACTTAAATCCAAGCCACCCTATTTTAGATTAATTAAAACAGGATTAAAAGGTTATACACAAAAACTTCCTACCGAACCTCAGATTGACCACATTGCTCAGCTCTCTTTTTATTGGCATTGTGCAAAGAAGAAACCTTTTTTATTTTATGTGAATGAAGAAGATTATAAAATCTTTGATGAATTTACTGATGAATATTTAGAGCATTGCTACCAAACTTATATTGTTAAAAAAGCAAAAACCATTCAAAGATTATTAGAAGCATCTAAAGGAGACGCATCAATAATGGCAGACTTAGTTGAAGCACCTGATATGAAACATTATTTATATAGTGATTTAACTGAGCATCAACAACAACAAATCAATAAACTATGGGGAATATAATATGAAAACAAATATATACCAAAAACTTCATAAGGCTTCTTGCGAAGCAGGTGGAGTAGTTAAAGGAAAAAAAGTACCTGGGATGCACTTTAATCCCTTACAACATGATGAAGTTCAAAAAGTTGCTATGCAAACTTTATTAAACAACGATCTTTATCCTGTGTGTACTTACGAAAGTGAAATCAAGGAATCATTTGTTATGATAACTTGCAACATGAAGATACACGATGTTTCTGATCCAACAGCTTTCATTGAAATCAATGGATGTTCAGCGATGGGAAATTTAGATAAGTTTGGAACAGGTAATGGAATGTCTTATGCTAAAAAGTATGCGTTTCTTAATGCTCTAAATTTAAAAACGGGTTTAGATAATGACGATGGTTATAAAACCAAACCTTTTGAAAAACCTACTCACAATATTCCAAGAGTAATAGCTAAAACTAAAGCTGCTACTAATGGTACAAGTCATACCTACCTAGATGATAAAGTAGATGTGGAGATGATTAAAAATCATTTGAAAACTGCTCAGCATATTCCTAGATTAAATTATCTTATGAATACAGCATACAAAAATGAGATTAATCATTTATTAAAGAACAATTTACGAGCTTATCGGCAAATCACAGATGTTGCTGAAAGTCGTGAGTTGATATTAAACAATCAATCTAAAATAGATTGAATATAAAAAAGGAGAAAACAAATGAGTGATAAGCTATATATAAAACTTGTCCCTAACAACAATAAGACGGCTGCTAATCAACCGAGTTGGGTAGCACCGATTAATCCCAAGTCTCCCGAAGGGAAGCAATGGAGAATTGGAGCAAAGATAGGTAATGCTTGGTATAGTCAAGCTGCCTTTGATGATGTGGCTGAAGATGGAACACCAACAGGGGGTATTAATGTGGTATTAACACCTAACGAGAGTAAACCTACTAGTGGTACATCAGGGAATTTTCCACCACAAAATAAAGGGTTTGGAAACAAGCCGAGTTATGGTAATAAACCTAACTATAGGTAATAAGTAATTATTATTTATTTTCTTGGTGGGGTTTTTTCTTTCTTAACTCCCTTTCGATAGTTTTCCCCACCAGGATTAAAAAAAAATATGAAAATTACAGACATAGACCAAGAAATTGAAAAGAAGATTATCAATGATCGTGAAAAAGATTATGGTAATTACCAGGAAAACTTTACTTTATTAGCTGAGATGTTTACGATTATCTTATATGGTAATCTTAAAAAGGTTATTAAACCTCATCAAGTAGGTCAACTCATGATGGCTTTAAAGCTCTTTAGAACTACCAAAAATTTTAAGGCGGATAATTATATAGATTTAAGTATATATAACAAGATGACTAAAGAGGTACACAAAAAAGAGGTTGCCAAAAAGGATAAAGTATGACTATATACAGAAGATTAAGACATGGTGAAGCAGGTTTTACAGAAGTAGAACTCTTTGATGATGTCAATAAGGCTGCAAACCCTAGTGCTAAAGGGAAATTTGTAGAAATAAAAGTTGACAGTATTAAATACAACTTTTTAAAAGTGAAAAAGGAGAACGATGAGCAGGTTGAAAATTCGTCTGCAAAGGTACAGGGATCTTCAAGACAAGAAACACCAGAAGTACCTGGAAGCAAAGCAAAAAGTAAATAAGTATCAACAAGATTCTTATAGATTGCTTTGGAAAATTGAGCAGACAAAAGAATTATTGATGGCTAAGTAGCAATCAATATACAAATTGGAAAAAAAAGAAAGAAAGGTATAGGGGAGTTTTGACCTCAGCACAAATTTTTGCAGAATTAAGGGTAGCTCTCAAAGCTGGACACTATCGTGAATTGTCTCATCTTGAAAAAAATATTTATAAAAATGCTTTTAGGAATGGCTATAAGTTAGCCAAGAAACATAATAAAAAAAATATTTATTACATTAAAGCTAAACAAATTAAAAAAAAGAAAGATACCTCATTTAATAAACCCCATAAAGGAATGATTGATAGCCTTATTAATAAGGTTTGTATTCGTTTAGAGGTTCACAAAGATCAAGTCTTAGGCAAATGTCGCAAAGGTTATTTAGTTCGAGCAAGAAGTCTTATTCATAATGTATTAAGAGAAAAATATTATATGAG